AAAGGACTTGAAAAGTTCATTGAAGAGATTGATGAAGAGAAATGAAGATTTAGTGTCGTTGAAAATCGTTTTTTTATAAATATTAATGATACCAATTAATAGGAGAAAAAATGAGAACTACACCAGAAAAAAGAAAAGTTACTTTATTAAAATATAACAATACAACTGAACGCAAACAAGCAATGAAGGAGTATTATGCAAATAATAAAGATAAATCTAAAAATAGGATGTTGATTAGGAACTATGGTATATCTCTAGAAGATTACAATAAGATGTTATTTGAACAGAATGGTAATTGTTATATTTGTGAAAAACATTATACTGAACAGAAAAAAAGTTTAAGTGTTGACCATTGTCATATAACAGGTAATATTAGAAAACTACTTTGTTCAAACTGTAATACTTCTTTAGGTTTACTAAAAGAAGATATCGACCGAGTTAAAAAACTTATAGAATATATTGAAGAAAATAAAATACTATGAAGCTGGCAATTATAAATGATACGCACGCTGGTGCTCGTGGTGACAGTTTACCTTTTAATGAATACTTCTTCAAATTCTGGGAAGGTACATTCTTTCCTTATTTGAAAGAACACGACATTAAACATATCTGCCACCTTGGTGATGTGGTAGACCGAAGAAAGTTTATTAACTATGTTATTCTGAATTCGTGGCGTAAACGATTCTTTGATGTGTTAAAGAACGAAGGCATTACCATGGATGTAATTGTAGGTAATCACGATGTGACTTACAAGAACACAAATGAAATCAATGCCATGAATGAGTTGTTTGACCACTATGATAACATAAATGTGTACACAAGTCCAGTAAAGAAGAACTATGATGGTACAGAAGTATTGATGGTGCCTTGGATTAATTCTAGTAATTACCAAGAAACCTTAGATGATGTACAACAAACAACCGCACAGATTGTATTTGGTCACTTTGAGATTGCTGGCTTTGAAATGGACAAAGGTAATATTTGTCATACAGGCTTAGAAAAGAAGATGTTTGACCGATTCGATACTGTATTGTCTGGACACTTTCACCACAAATCAAGTGATGGTAATATTTCTTATTTGGGTAATCAGTATGAAATTACTTGGGCAGATTATAACGACCAACGTGGGTTTCACATCTTTGATACCGACACAAGAGAGTTGACATTTGTACCGAATCCACATAAGATGTTTCATAAGATAACATATGATGATGGCGCACAATCATTTGAAGATTGGAAGACACATGACTTTAGTTTATACAAAGAGTGTTACATTAAAGTTGTTGTAATAAACAAACAGAATCCTTACCTGTTCGATACAGTATTGGATAATCTATATAAATCTGGTGCAGCTGATATATCCATTGTTGAAGACTTCAATGATTATGATACCGACATTGATGCCGATATTGTGGATCAGGCAGAAGATACAATGACCATACTATCAAAGTACATAGATAACTTGACAATTAATGTAGAACGTGATAAACTCAAGAACTTAATGAAAGAATTATACGTTGAGGCATTGAATACAGAAACTTCAGAATGATTATTTTTAGATATGCAAACAGAAGAATATAAAAAAACAAGATTTAAGAAAGATACACCAGAATTTAGAAGATATAGAAATAGAGTTACAAAATTAACAGAACAAACATATATGATGAATAAAAAAATAATTAATCCTAATGGATATAAGAGAACACTTGCTGGCATAGAAGGTGGTTATCATCTGGATCATATCATATCTTGCAAAAAAGGATTTGAAAATAACATTTCGGCCGAAGAAATATCTGAAATTGGCAACTTACAAATGTTGCCTTGGAGAGAAAATATTGTAAAAGGCAAAAAATAATATGCTTGTTTTTCGTTATATTCGTTGGAAGAACTTTCTATCCACTGGCAACAGTTGGACTGAAATCAAGTTGGACAACTCACACAACACACTAGTAGTCGGTGAAAATGGTTCAGGCAAGAGCACAATGTTAGATGCATTGTGTTTCTCTTTGTTTGGCAAACCATTTCGCAGCATTAACAAACCCCAACTTGTAAATTCAATCAATGGCAAAGATGCTGTGGTTGAAGTTGGTTTTGATACCGCCAACAAATCATATAAGATTGTTCGTGGTATCAAACCAAATGTGTTTGAAATTTATCAAGACGGTGTTCTAATCAATCAAGAAGCCGCAATGCGTGACTATCAAGAATTCTTAGAGAAGTTTATTCTCAAGTTGAATTACAAATCATTTACTCAGATTGTGATTCTTGGTTCGGCATCATTCACACCATTTATGCAGTTGTCTCCAGGTGATCGCAGGTCTATCATTGAAGACTTGTTAGACATTCAAATCTTTTCCACTATGAACAGTTTGGTAAAAGAACGAATGACTGAGAACAAAGAACTGTCAGTTGCCAAAAAGAGTGAGATTGAATTGGCAAAACAGAAACATGAAATGCAGAAGAAACATATTGATGAGTTGAATCAGAACAATGACCTAAGGGTAAAACAATATGAGAATGAAATTCAAACTAACAACAACGCCATACAAACCTTACATGGAGAAGTTGCTAACGCCAGTACATTGGTCGAAACGTTGTCAACATCAGTGGCAGAGAAATCTATTGTCGAGGATAAGGTCAAAAAGATTACAAAGCTTGAATCTCAAATTGAGAGCAATTTATCCAAACTACGTAAAGATATCAGTTTCTTCCAGCACAATGATGATTGTCCAACTTGTAGGCAAGCCATTGCCTCGGATTTCAAAGATACGGAACTTCTCAATCTAGGTACAAAAGTTGGTGAGTGTGAACATGGATTGACACAATTAGAATCCAAGTTACTTGCGGAACAAACTAAGTTGAATTCTATCTCCGAGGTACAGAAACAGATTCAGGCACTACAGATTCAGATTGCCACAAAGAGTACTTCTATTACCGAGATTAACAAGTATATTGTTAAAATACAAAAAGAGATTGCGGCATTGCAATCAAATAAAGATTCAACAGAGACACAACAAGTCCAGCTACAAGAACTCGCAAATCATTTGAGTAAGCTAGAAGAAGACTTAAGAGCATTAATAGATACAAAGACATATTATGAGGCCGCTTCGGTGTTGTTAAAAGATACAGGCATTAAAACAAAGATTGTTCGCCAGTATTTACCAATCATTAATAAATTGGTCAATAAGTATTTATCTACCTTAGATTTCTTTGTCAACTTCAACCTCGATGAGTCGTTTAAGGAAACAATCAAGTCTAGGCACCGTGATGAGTTTTCATATGCATCGTTTTCTGAAGGTGAGAAACAACGTATTGATATGGCCTTGTTACTGACATGGCGTGCTGTCGCCAAGTTAAAGAATTCATCCAACACCAACCTGTTGATACTGGATGAGGTCTTTGATTCTTCACTAGATACAGAAGGTACTGAAAATCTAATGAAGATACTACACATGTTGGAAGATGTTAATCTGTTTGTTATTTCACATAAAGGTGATATACTACAAGACAAGTTCCGAAATGTGATTCGGTTTGAGAAGGTAAAGAATTTTTCTAGAATAGTGAGGTAATTATGAAAGAGTTTTTAATTAAAGATGATGCGGCATTTAAGTTACGTGTTCAGGTTAAACCCTGTTTCGTACCAAAAGATTTGAATGCAGTATATTTTGTGCAAGAAGTTTTGGGTGAAGATGAAGAGATTGTTCATTCATCAACATATGAATTCTTTTTGACCAATGAAGAGATTACAAAATTGTGTGAAGGATTAACCAATGAGTGAGGTACTCACGTTTAATACCGAAAGTAATACAGTTGTCAAAGAGTCAGAAATTGTTCCATTGAAAATTTATTCTGATGCTTTCGGTATGTTGAAAGAGGTAATGCCTGAATACACAGACAAGTTACCTAATAATAACATGGAGAGATTCTCCAAACAAATGCACCTGACAAGGAAGATGTATAATGGTATTGGTCTTGCAGCTAACCAATGTGGTATTCGTGCCCGTGTATTTGTAATCGGTACAGGTGATAGAGATGATTTTAAAATTACCTGTATCAACCCACGTGTGGTAAAAGAATCGGATAACATTGTGCGAGACAAAGAAGGATGCTTGTCTTACCCTGCATTACATGTTACAATAGGACGTCCAGACAACATTGATGTTGAATTCACTAATGAAAAAGGTGAACTTGTCAATATGAATTTGACTGGAGTAACTGCTCGTTGTTTCTTACATGAGTTGGATCATTTGAATGGTGTGTTAATGGCTGACAGAGTTGGCAAAACTTCCATGATGATGGCCAAAGAGAAACAGATGAAGCGACTAAAGAAATTTGAAAGAAACTATAAACGTGGCATACGCATTTGATCCTAAAGATGATATCGAAACACAATACAAAAAGTGGTTAGACTCAGGTATTGTTTATAAAGATATTGATTTGGGTGTTCTAACAGAGAACGTTAAGAAAGATTTGACGTTCGTATCAGCTATGGATGTTAAAGAATACACCTTGTACCAGAAATGGTGTGAGGTGCATGAGAAATATCCAACTGAGGAGATGAACACCTTGTTTGGAACTGAGATGCAGTTAATTGACCCCTCTCAGAAAACAATGATTGATGAAGTTAAGGCCAACATTTGGACGCCTGATTCACCTGATGCATACTTAGATTTGGAACCTGTTCTAATCTATACTGATGACTCTGGTGAAAAAGTATCCACGGGTATGGACGGCACCAATGTAACTCAGAAAATTAAACGTTCTGATTTACCTGAAAGATGGAACGCAGCACGTACATTCATTTCAACAATGAAGAACAACTCTAACATTGGCCGTAATTTAAATTTCTTTGCACAGGATAAGAAGACAGGTAAGTACCTTGGTGTTATCTGTATCTCATCCGACTTCCTAGATTTAACACCAAGAGATAATGTAATTGGTTGGGAACGTGAGAAGAAAACACAAGGCGGTATGATTAACTATACTGCCATTGGTTCTACGATTGTTCCGTTTCAACCATTAGGTTATAACTACGTTGGTGGTAAACTACTTGCTTTACTTTGTTTATCTGATACAGTACAAGATTTGTGGAAGAAACAATATGGTGATACACTAGTTGGTGTTACTACAACATCACTCTATGGTAAAACCAAGGCAAACGGATTAAGTCAATATGATAATCTTGACCATTGGTTGCCGATGGGCTTTACATCTGGTTCTGTCTCATTTGAACCTGAGAGAGATACTAGATATGAAATACGTGAATGGTTAAAAAAGAATCATACACGAAAATACTTTGAATGGTACGTTGCAAAGAAACCTAGTGGTCAACCATACAAGCGTGACCACAAGAATCGTTCGTTATCATTTACATATTCAAAGTTAGGTATTCCTAAAGAGTTGATTCGTTCAGAACATGCTCGTGGAATTTATTTCAGTCCATTGTATGATAACACATATGATTTTCTTTGCGGCAAATGTGACGGCAATGATTTGAAAAAGTCGTTCGAAACGTCTACAGAGAGCCTAAGTAATACATGGAAAGAAAAACATGCAAGAGGTCGGATTGGTTTTCTAAAGAAGAAAAACAAAGTCTCTACCGAAACATTGTTTTATGATGATTTGATTTATTTGTCATGGCAAGAAACTAAGGATAAATATCTAAGTCAAGTAGGAAGATAAATGCGGTTTTCCGTGAAACGTCCCTCCCAAGGGAAAAGTTGGTTAAACTCCATAAAACCGCTCCAATTAGAGGTGTTGTAGAAATACAACATCTCTTTTTTTATGCTTGCCATTTTCCATGGTTCCTCTATAATTAAACCTTTACAGACGAACATGGACAACAGTTCCACAAGTAGTACTAAAGTATTCATTTTTTGAGGGCTTGCCAAACGCCCCAATTCTGTTATAATTAATGCATACATCGGGAAATAATATGCAATATTCAGTACAATCCAAGTCTCAATTAGCCAAGTTGTTGGCTTCAGAGAACCTTATTGTTGAACACAAAAAGGTTCAGACCGCATCCTTTGACCTTAAGAATCGTATTTTGTCATGTCCAATCTGGAAAGATATGTCAGGCGAAATGTACGACCTTTTGTTAGGGCATGAGGTTGGTCACGCATTAGAAACACCTGAAGAAGGTTGGCATGATGCTGTTACTACAGGCAAATCCAAATTCAGTAAAAACTTCAAACACTTTTTGAATGTTGTTGAAGATGCCCGTATCGAAAAGAAAATCAAACGTAAATTTCCAGGTATTAAACCTTCATTCATTAAAGCTTATGGCCAATTAATTGACCGTGATTTTTTTGGTATTAAAGACCAAGATGTAAATGCATTGCCGTTTATTGACCGCTTGAATTTATATACTAAAGGTGGTTATAATCTTGGTATTAAATTTGATAATGCCGATGAATCTGCTTTATTAGAAGCAGTAGAAGCTTGCGAATCATGGGAAGATGTTGTTGAAGTTACTGGTGCTATTTTTGATTATTCGAAAAAAGAACAACAGGAAGAATCTAAACTGAAACAAAAATCAACAGCTGGTGATTCTTATGGCGAGAATGATGATTACGATTATGATGAATCGGATAATTATAGTGATTATGATTATGATGAATCGGATGATGGTGATGATAATACCAATGACGGTGACGATACAGAAAATGATAATGA